TCTTCTAATTCAATTTTAAATCTTTCAGATTTTTGCACTGATGGTAGCATTTTCTAACTCCAATATAGTAGATATTTTGGTTTTAATAATTTGATTATTTAATGTTGTTTTTAAACCTATATGAAGGTTTCGTGGCAGACACTCTAAGGTCGCCCAACATATTGTATCAGCAGCAGTGGTTAGGAATTCGTTGTCGACTAAACAGATATATGTTCCGTATTCAAAACCTCGATCTTCACTGAGATATAGTTCAATCGGAACGATCCGTCCTGCAGAATATCTAGACATTAGATCCTGAGAGTCTTCTAATAGGGTTGAATTTCTAGCAAACGTAGGCACAGTCCAATGTTGATCATCTAATATCAACAATAATCTTCCTGTGGTTTTGGCTAAGAAAAGTAATCCGGCACGCTGTTGCATACCTTTACTTATTGAGGATCTAAGATAAAGCCCCAGCTATTTGGCGCATATTCGCCTTCAAACGATTTGAGCCATTGTTCGCCGTCCCAACGATATTGAATACCTGTTCTTAGATTTTGAACATATGTTGGATCTTCCCCGATAGCGGGATCCCAGATCTGTTTCCATGTAGCACCGTCCCATTCTATGATCGAATTAGCACGTATCACACAATCGCTACCTGATACATCTTTCCAAGCATCTGGACCGTCGTATAATGTTGCAGAACTATCTACAGCAGGCGGCCCAAAACTTCCACCTACGTTCTCGCTGGTGTTAACATCGTCGAGCATAAGAAATCGTAGACCTAGTGGGATTTGACTAGCCGAACCGTAAACTTCTATAGGATTATATTTGTATGGATCTATGATAGCATCTATAGTGCCTCTGGCCGATATGCCAGACAATGAACTATTGATCAACGTATTTGTAGGAACAGTGTCCTGATCGAAAGTTACCACTATGATACCAGGATCGACTGGATTAACTGCAAATGTTCCTACCATATCGTAGCCGCTAGGTTGTTTAAAGAATATCTGACTACCAGCATGGTAGCCACCCTGAACGTCTAATATAGTTTCCCAAGATACAGGTTCACCGTTCTTATTATCTTTCTGATCAAGCCCTAATGATAAAACCGCAGCCTGCGGATTAACCAGCGAAACATCATAATCGTATGGCTGTCCGTTCTGACTCTTGAATAAAAGAATTCTATAATTGTTAGTAGAGATCTGGAATTTGCCAGCAGTTCTATTAAACACTAGATTTTCTAATTCAACTATTTCTCCCTGCTCTGTAAACACGTTACTAATAACACTCTTTACTATGCCAAGTCGTTTTACCTTAGCCGGCGGTGTTATATAGATAGGCATTTCGAACTCCATAGAGCAGATATCTATTTCGGATTCTGCACCTGCAGGAATCGAACGAGAACTAAAATTAATAGATTTTAAATCTATAACGCTAAGACTAGTCCAATCTACATAATTGTCAGTGGTCTGGATTTCTAAACTAGGATTAAACAATACAAGGATTTGTTCAAGTAGTTGTAATTTTTGATCTGTGTTGCTAGTCCAAACATCACACTTCATTGTGAGTTTAAATGGAGTAGGCATTAGACGCTCTACAGTATAATTGCCGCCTTGAACATTTTGATATTGTATAGTTCCGTCAGTATCTGTATATCTTCTTTCTCTTATGTTTACTTTGCTGATAAAAGTAGCATCGCTGATTCTAGTAGTGTCTAATTCTAATCCGGTGATGTAACAGGCCATCCTGGGCACGGTAGGCATTTTATTTTCAGAATTGTCTTTGATTATAGAAGCGACTTGCCTAGTTAAATCCCCATACATAACAGGAACGGTTTTTTCTTCCGGCGTTGCGCCACCGGTTTTATATTTAAAACCGATAAACACACGCATAAACTGTGTTACATATCTTCGTATCTGCCCGTCGTAAAAATAATCCATTATTCGTCTGCCTGTGGTCTAAGAGCTTTTGAAAGACTCTGTTTCTCTTTAACGTTTCTTCCGTCGATGCTAGCACTGGCTTTATTATTGATAAAGCTACTCTTGAGGGTCTGACGTATTTCTTCCCAGTATTGAGATTCAACTGCTGGCTGTATTCCTGCCGGAACAGCTTTAACCGCCACGTAATATGATCCGCCAAATGTTACACTATCACCTAGAACATAGGTAGCAGTTTCAGTCCATGATCCTCGATCAACCTTGCCGTCGAAGCCTTGACTATTGCTCATAGTCATTCGTTTTACATCCTCCATCTTGACCCAGCGAGTTCCGTTGAATCTAAACAATCTATTAGGCAGATAATCTGTTCTTAGACAGAACTGCCCCTGCATGGCATTGATCGGGAATGCTATACCCGATGAGAACGGAGCTCCGTTTGGAGGTCGTCCGTCTTCGGTGATGTATCCAATATAATCTTTATGGTCGGCGGTCTGATTTACTGTATCTGCGGTAACACTCATGTATATAGGTTCACCGTTCTCATCGTAAATCGTATTACCGGCTGGATCTGTAGTAGGTATTAGGACTACATCATCGTTGTCAGCTGTTACTAGAGCTACATTACCTTCTGTGTCTTTTTGTATGGTGTAAAATTTAGAAGTATCATACCCACTTCTTGGTGCGTCTGATTCAGCCTGATCAAGAACTGCCTGTGTGATCTGCATTTCTTTTTCATAAGTAGACATGATGTCACGCAGTGTTAGGTCTGTGCCTTCCCCAGCAACACCGTCAAGTATGTCTTTAAATTCTTGGCTATCTACTAGAGGTTTACATTTCGCACGATATAAATGAGGATACCAAGTTACTGAAAATCCTTCAGCTGCTCTAGTAACTTCTTCAATGACATAAAATCTTTTTAGGGCAAATTGAAAATCGTTTAGAGCGAACTCGTCTTTGAGATGAGGTAACTCTATAACATCGCCGGCTATTAATTTTCGGCCTATTTTTTCTACAGTATCGTTGATATGAAATGTTACAAAAATCGTATCGTTTTGTAAAAATAAACCAAACTGACTAAGGTTAAAATCTGTATCCTGTAGATTATAGTGCCCTCTAAGAACAAAGATATCTGGATCATATTTTCTATCTCGATTTTCTAGGAATAATAGATCTTGTATCTGTGTTTCAGAGGTAGAATTATAACCAGGCGTAGTTGGTGTAGTTTCAGCAGATGCTCCTGGGCCTAGATATTTGTGAATCAATACGTCGACACCGCCAACTTGGAACATCTCCCAGGCGGTTTTATCTATAAATTTGTAGTCATTGCCCTTTTCTGGGCGATAAAGCGAAAGTCTTGGCATAGTAGTATATTTACCGCTACGATAAATACTAGCATGAGCACTAATGACCAAGCTAGACAAGAAGTCTACAACTACTGTAAAGCAATGCTAGGCGACGGCATGATCGACGTTGAGCTAGACCCTATACATTACGAAACTGCACTAAATCGAGCTTTGGCTGTTTTCCGCCAACGCAGCGATAATGCCGTAGAAGAAAGTTATATATTTTTAAATCTATTAGTAGATCAAAACGAGTATATTTTACCTCAAGAAATACAGCAAGTCCGACAGATCTATCGTCGAAGCATTGGATCAAGGACCGGCGGAGGTTCGGGCGGCACAGTATTTGAACCATTCAATCTAGCCTATACAAATACCTATTTGTTAAGTTCTACTAATATGGGCGGATTAGCTACCTACGAATTATTTGCAGGTTATCAAGAACTAGTTGGTAAGATGTTTGGTAGTTTCATTAACTTTGATTGGCAACCATCAAGCAAAAGATTACTAATACACCAAAGGCCTAGAACAGAAGAATCTGTTATGTTGCTTTGTTATAACACCAAACCGGATGTTACTATCATTAAAGATGTGTATTCTGGACAATGGATTAAAGACTACAGCCTAGCTAATTGCAAGATGATGCTAGGACAAGCCCGTGAAAAGTTTGCTCAGATCGCCGGACCGGGTGGCGGATCTAGCCTAAATGGCGCAGCACTCAAAACTGAAGCTCAACAGGAAATTGAAAAGCTCACTGACGATTTAATGAAATTGGTTCCCGGCGGCAACGGTTATACCTGGATTATAGGTTGACATAAAATAAAATTCAATGTTATAATGTCCTTAATTGGAGGATATTATGATCATAGGTATTTGCGGATTTATTGGCAGCGGCAAAGATACAGTCGCTGACTATCTAGTTAACTTTCACGAATTTAGACGCGAGTCATTCGCCAGCACTCTCAAAGATGCTGTAAGCGCGGTGTTTGGATGGGACCGAACGCTGTTAGAAGGGCGAACGAAGGAAGCCCGAGAGTGGCGTGAACAAGTAGATCCGTGGTGGGCAGAGCGTCTAGATATGCCTACACTTACTCCTCGCTGGGTCCTGCAATATTGGGGCACAGAAGTTTGCCGTAAAAGTTTTCATGACGATATCTGGATCGCCAGCCTAGAAAACAAACTCCGTAATTCAAAAGATCATGTAGTCATTTCTGACTGCCGGTTTCCTAACGAAATCCAAAGTATTCGCAATGCCGGCGGAATAATTATTTGGGTAAAAAGAGGTGAACTGCCCGATTGGTATCAATACGCTGTGGCTGCAAACCAACTAGGCAGCAATATGGCACTCAATGAATTAAAAATGCGTAAAATCCATGCTAGCGAAACTGCTTGGGTAGGAACAGAGTTTGACCATACTATAGAAAATGACGGAACTGTGGCTGACTTATATACTAAAATAGCATCAGTAATCGGCAACGAGGTCACCTTGACGCCAGGTAATGCCCTCCTTGCTTAGTATCTGAGAGCAGTTACAACATATAGTTTTTAGATTAGTAGGGCGGCAATTGTCTAAATTGCCGTCTATGTGAAAGACCCTAAACACTTCTTTGTGCGGAGATTTATAACCGCACTTTTCACAGTAATTCTTAGGTTTATACCCGGCATGTTGCCATCTAGGTATGTGTGCTCTAGGACCGTGAACCATACAGGCTTCGCATAGCCTTCGATAATAAGGCTTTCCATTTTTATAATAATTTAATGCCCTAGGACGCTGTCCGCAGGTCTTACAAAGCGGTCTCATAACAATATTTAAACCTTTTCTTCCCCTTTTTCACCTGGTATAACTGCCCATTTTTCATCAACGCCGCTAAATATTATGAGCAACTATTACCAGGAGAATAGGGAATGGCACTACAATCACCCGGCGTAGAAGTTACGGTAATCGACGAGAGTTTTTATACACC